CTTCACATCATCCGACAAAATTATCCATTCAATTTCTTGACCAGTTTATAACTTTCAAAATCTTTAATAGATAATGAGTCACCTCTTTTATACTCCGTAAATCGAATGTCTTTACCGTCTTGCTTCTCACGAAAACGCACGTATGCGTCTAAGCCTTGGTCGCTTGTATCCAGTGAAAACTTGTCCAATTTCCACACATATGATACTAAATCTTCAAACAGAGGGTGATGCTTACAGTTCTCTAAAATGGATAAAGATCTGATAGCAAAGTAATCTTTTCCAGTTAGATTGTCCTCCTTAGATATATCATTGAATCGTTCAAGATAGACTATCCTAAGTAGAGCTCTATACGTAGGATAAATTCCTCTAATAATATCTTGATTTAATTTGTCCTTTTCGACATAATCTTGGTGATAAAGATTTTGCAAGTAGATAACCCAATTATCTGCAATATAGGACTTCTCATCGTTTACTTCAACACCGTAATTTCTGAAATGATCTTTCAAACCCTCAGGATCTGATGTAGCGTAAGCGCCATCATCACCCTGTTGCTGATCAAATTTTATCTCAGTGGAATTGAAATCTTGAGCTACAAAATGTTGCCAAACAGAACCAACTTCATTAGTAAAAGCTGAACCTGAAGGAATTCCATGGTTACCTTTCATTATTTTATAAGGTGTAAGCAACGGTACAGTTGTAAATCTATATCTCATTTCTGATAATATGTTTGAAAACTGCGTTTGAAATAGTGATGCAAAGTATTCATTAAATACCCATTCATGACCACTCACCTTAACGGAATTGTCATAGTTACTAAAATCAATGCTAAGTAACTTTAGACTATGTAATGTAGCATATTGAATTAGTTTTGTTATAGCTTCATCAATATCATCGGCTTTGCGTAAAGCGGCTCTCCACAGTAATTTCTTTTGATGATTCAAGATAGGTCTGTAAAACGTCATCTCCTCAAGGACATCGTCAAGATTAATACCCCATACAGTTCTGGTTTTCTTATTTTCTTGAGTTCTAGTGAATAAAACAGCGGGCCAATAATTAGTTTGGTCCAAGATAACATTAGAGTCTAACACTTTACCTTTCTTAACCATGTAAGGAAGTCCAGCATTAGTTGATCTCTTAATGTATTTCTTAGCGCTCGCTTCAGATATAGGCGTTAGCCTCTTATAAGGTATAGGTTTATAGGCGATTCGCGTGATATCAGGCTCTTCACTCTTAAATGAGTCTATAACACTATCCTTTCGTTCTGACCACGGTATTGCTATCGATCGAGGTCCATACTTAGAACGATTTTGATATTCTAAATCTAGCAATACATCATTCATTTTCGACAAATTAGATTCAAAGATAGAATCCCAACCTTTGAGGATCTTATCTGGACTTACTTGAATGCCAATTGGTGCAACCAAGATAGTAGAATTGCCCGAAACTATCCTATCTAGTAGAAGGCTAACTTTGTTCAAAGCATCTTGCTTTACTCCCATTTGGGAAAGTTCTCGTAATACGTTCATGATAGTAATGATTTAAAATTACGGACTGCGCTCCTAGTGCGGCCGAAGCTGCTACAATTGTTTGACTGAGCCAGCCGGTGGTAAATGAACACTTGATGATCGTCAAACATCAAATTCATAAACATTAACTATTAGTTGAGTTAATTCTAT